CTTGGTGATGATGCTGGCCTAGAGGAAGCAAAAAAAGACTGAGCCAGGATAACTGGCTCTTCTTCGAGTTCTTCCTGGCTACTGAACTAGGCATGACGGTCAGCCGGTTGCGGACTGAGCTGACCGACGCTGAGTTCGTGCATTTTGCGGCGTACTACCAGACCAGAAAAGAACGCGAGGACAAGGCACGACCTCGGTAGAATGGTGCCATGGCAGTCTCAAACGTCGAGCTAAGGGTTGACTCGCGGCAGGCGGTTAATGCGCTGCAGCAAGTCAACCGCGCCTCTGGACAGGCTGATACGGCGACGCAGAAGCTGACGCAATCGGTTAATGGCACAGCAGCGGCCATGACCAGGACAGGCCGCGAATTGCGTACTGCTGCCAATGGCATGCAGTATTTCATTGATGCAACCGGCCGCGCACGAAAAGAGAATGGTCAATTTGTTACTACTGCTGAAGCTGCTGCTGCTGGCATTGAAAGGCAAGGCAGGGCGGCTCGTAATGCAAATGCGCCGCTATCTACCCTTGGCGGCACTATCGGCAAGCTTGCAGGCGCTTTTACAGCCATCCAAGCGGCGCGGTTTGTCTTTGCCAAGACCGCTGAAGTCGAAACACAGACGCGCAGCATCCAGACGCTCACCGGCAGTGTCGAGCAGGCAAATCAGATCATCCAAGAGCTACAACAACTTGGCGCTGCTACACCATTTACCAGCACCGAACTGATCGAAACCGCAAAGCGGCTCAGCGCATTTGGCGTCGCCGGCAATGAAGTCGTAGAAGTCACCCGACGGCTTGGTGATGTTGCCGGTGCCACCAGCGCCAACCTGAGCGAACTGGCACTGGTCTACGGGCAGGTACAGGCCAAGGGCAGACTGCAAGGTGAGGAGCTGCTGCAGTTCCAAGAGCGTGGTGTTGCGCTGCAGGCTGAACTGCAGAAGATGTATGGCCTGACCGGTGAGCAGTTCTCCAAGGCACTCAGCAAAGGTCAGATCAGCGCTGAAGCGGTTGAGGTTGCTATCAAGCGGCTAACAGATACAGGCGGCAAATATGCCAATGGTGCTATTGCGCAGAGCACCACGCTGGCGGGTAAGTTCAGCACGCTGCAAGATGGCATCGAGGGCATCGCACGCACTATCGGCACCGCGCTATCGCCAGCGATCAAAGCTGTACTGAATGAAGCCATCTTTGCGGTTAATGCAATCAACCAGCTGATCTCGACTGGCGCTAGGGCTAAGAGCTTCGGCCTTGGTCAGTCGCAACGTAAAGACATCCTGAACCAAGCACAACGCGAAGCCGGCCAGATCGTCAACATGCGGCGGGTGGCTAATCCATTTGAGCGCAATCGACAGTTTCAAGAGCTTGCGGCGCAGCGCGAACGCGATCTGATCGAGGCATATGGCATCAGGACCGGGCAGGTCAAGCCAGCTGCTGCAGCACCTGCGATGGCCACTGCTGTGCCACGGCTACTCGGTGGCGGCGGTGACGGCGGTCGCAAAGATGGCGGTGGTGGCCGGGCAGGTGATGCCCAGCGCGACGCGAAGGCTGCAGCAGAGGAGCTGGCGCGTGTCAACAGCGTCGTCCGTGAACGCAATGCAGACATCGAACTGGCACGCATTAAGCTGAACCTTGAAGACAAGATCACTGCTGCGCAAGCGCAAGGCGACAGCCTGACCGAACGCCGGCTGCAGGGGCAACAGCGGCTGGTAGACATCCAGTCCGAATACGCACGGCTGCTGGCAGATCCACAAAACCAAAATGCACGGATCCAGGAGGTACTCACCCAACAAGGGTTGCAGGCGCTGCAAGCTGAATCGCTGCGGACTGAACGCGATCTGCAGTTGATCGACCAGCAGCGCATCAAGGATGGCGCGCGACTGCTGGCTGACAAACAAAGCGAGCTGGATCTGCTGAAGCAGACGGACCCGCTCAAGCGGGATCTGTTGCAGATTGAGCAGTACCTGAAATCAGAAGAGATCGCCAAGCTGAACCTGACACAGGGTCAACTTGATCAACTGCGCAAGATCCTGACCGCAACGGCACAGATCAAGAACGCAAGCAGTGGACTGAAGAGTCTCTATGCCGACATCGGCATGTCACTGAAGTCCGGCATCGTTGACGCCATCCAAGGTGCAATTGATGGCACCAAGTCGCTAGGTGACGTGGCATCGCAGGTGCTGCGCAACATCGCCAACAAGCTGCTTGACGTGGCAATCAACATGGCGCTCTTCGGCGCCATGTCTGGAACTGGCACTGGCGGCGGCTTGCTCGGTGGACTATTCAAGCCAAGTCCACGCGCCATGGGCGGCAGTGTCCGCGCTGGTCAGCCGTACCTGGTTGGCGAGCGTGGTCCTGAGCTGTTCATGCCAGGTCGTAGCGGTGGCATCGCACCAACCGGCAGCTTTGGCGGTGGCGTTAATGTGGTCGTCAACGTTGACGCCAGCGGCAGTAGCGTGCAAGGTGATGACCAGCGGGCCAACCAGCTTGGCAGGATCGTGTCTGTCGCAGTGCAGCAAGAGATCGTCAAGCAGAAGCGTCCCGGAGGATTGCTCGCATAATGGCCACCTTCCCAGCGATCACACCTGCCTATGGCGCTGAAAAGCGCAGCACACCACGGCAACGGATTGTGCAGTTCGGTGATGGCTACGAGCACCGGTTGACATTTGGCAGGAATCAAAACCCCAAAGAGTGGTCATTGACCTGGAACAACATCACTGAAGCCAATGCGGATACGATTGAGACCTTCCTTGATGCTCGCGCTGCTGATGGTGCTTCCTTTGACTGGACGCCGCCAGACGAAGCAACGTCCTACAAGTGGGTGTGCAGTAGCTGGACCAAGTCGATCCCGTACACCGGCAGGGCGGTGATCACTGCCACGTTCCGGCAAGTATTTGAACCCTGATGGCTGTACCGATCTCAGCGCTGCAGGAGATCAACCCTGGCGCGGTCATTGAGCTGTTCGAGCTGGAGCTGAACACCGCTCAGCATGGTGTTAACGAAACCTATCGGTTTCATGCCGGCGCCAATGCCAACACACCAGGATTCCTGCTGCTGGAAGATGGCGATGATTTGTTGCTGGAAGATGGCGACAAGTTCAAGCTGGATCAGCTTGACTACTTTGATGTGGTGTGGGCCGGTAGCGCCTATACCAGATTTCCGCTTGAGGCCGATGGCTTTGAATACAGCGGCACCGGTCAACTTCCAAGGCCAAAGTTGCGGATCAGCAATCTGCTGGGCACCATCACTGCCTTAATCCTGACGCTGCCACGCGGCATCGAAGGCGCCAAGGTGACCCGCATCCGCACACTGTTGCGTTACTTAGATGCCGCCAATTGGCCCGATGGGATCAGCCCTTATAGCCCGGATCCGACGGCTGAGTTCCCGCGGGAGATTTATTACATCGACCGTAAGGCGACAGAGACGCGTGATGCGATCGAGTTTGAGCTGGCGGCATCATTCGACCTAGCTGGCGTCAGAGCGCCCAAGCGTCAGTGCATCAGCAGCTTCTGCCAGTGGGAGTACCGTTCGGCCGAGTGCAGCTACAACGGCAACGCGTACTACAACGAGAATGATCAAGCTGTTGCAACCCTTGCCGAGGATGTGTGCGGCAAGCGGCTGGACAGTTGCCGGCTGCGGTTCGATCAGATCGTCAGGGCCGGCACGGTGACCACAGGCAGCACCGCGCTGGTGCTCGATACGGCCACCACGGTTGAGGCCGGCTCGCCAGTGCGTGGCTTTGGTGTTCCGGCATCCACGACCGTGGTCAGCGTGGCCGGGAACACGATCACAATGAGCGCGGCTGCAACTGCCACCACCAACGTCACCACCACCGGCACTCTTCAGACCAACCGGACGCAGATCATCGTTGCCAGCGCAACGGGGCTCAGTGTTGGCATGACGGTGTCTGGTCCCAATATCGGCACTGGCACGGTCATCACTGCGATCGCTGGCACGACGATCACCCTGGGACAGGCAGCGGACTGGAACCTGATCAAGGGCGCAGCGGCTGCTAGCACCACTGGATATATCGACTCCAGCGAGAGCTATTACGGTCGCGGCCGAGACGACAGCGGCGAAGTGGTAGGCACCGTGATCACGGTCAACAGCACCACCGGCATCGCAGTAGGTCAATTCATCGTCGGCCCGGGCATCCCATCTACCGCCAACGCAAAGGTGAGCGCGATCTACACCAATGCTGATGCGGAGTACTTTTATTCGTCATGGGTGCAGACGACCTATGCGGCTACTGTCACGGGAAACAGCGGGACCTTCGAGTTTTACACGATCCCAGCGCAGTCGTCGCAGACCTACACGTTCTCGCCGCCCAGTAGGAACTACACCCTGCGCGACCAGGGCGTCCTACCGTTCGGCGCATTCCCAGGCGTTGGCTCCTATTACACATGACCTGGCGCGACGCTGCACTGGAGCACGCCCGTGCTGAATACCCACGCGAGGCCTGTGGGTTGCTCGTGGTGGTCAAAGGCAAGGAGCGCTACTGGCCGTGCAAGAACATCGGCAGTAGCGACGAGCTGTTCGTGCTCGACCCGATCGATTTTGCCGCGGCTGAGGATACCGGCGAAATCCTGGCCGTGGTCCACAGCCACCCGCACACACCACCGGCACCCAGCGAGGTGGACCGCACCGCGATCGAGCGCAGCGGGCTGCCCTGGTTCATCGTGTCGCCGTCAACCGGCGAGTGGAGCGCGGAGCTGTTGCCGTGCGGCTACCGGCCGCCGCTGGTTGGCCGCCGCTGGGTGTGGGGCGTGACCGATTGCTGGAGCTTGGCCCGGGACTGGTACGAGCATCACGGCCTGGTCCTGCGGGACTGGCCGCGGCCGCCAACGGCCGAGCAGTTCGAGCAGCAGCCGATGTTCGCCGACTGCTGGGAGTCGACCGGGTTCCGGCAACTACTGCCGGATGAAAGCCTTGAATACGGCGACCTGTTGCTATTTCAGATCGGCAACCGCGGCCTTAATCATTGCGGTGTTTACATCGACGATCAATTGGTCTTGCATCAACTGCGCAATCGACTAAGCAGCCGCGACATCTATGGTGGCTGGTTGCAGAAGTGCACAGGGCTTAAACTGAGATATGCAGACGATTCGGGTCTACGGCCATCTTGCCAAGCTGCTTGGACAACGCACGTTCAAGGCAGCCGTTAGCAGTGCCGCCGAGGCCGTCCGATTCTTGCTGGTCAACTTTCCGTGGCTGGAGCGGCACATGAGCGCCCAGTACTACCGCGTCACGGTTGACGGCTTTGGCCTGACGCTTGATGACCTGCACCATCCGGTGGGGCAACAGGAGATTCGCATCATCCCTGTGATCGGTGGTGCTGGTGGGGATGTTGGGCAAATCTTGCTGGGCGTTGCACTGGTTATCGGCTCGTTCTTTATTCCAGGCGCTGCTGCGATTGGCACGCTTGGATTGTCGGCGCCGATTGCGGTGAAGGGCCTGGTCGCAAGCATTGGCTTATTTATGACCCTTGGTGGTGTGGCTGGACTGCTGACGCCAACTCCCCAGCTATCGCTCGGCAATGACGGTGCCAACGACCCGCGCAAGAGCTATAGCTTTAGCGGTGTGCAGAACACCAGCCGCCAGGGCGTGCCGGTTCCGATTGTCTACGGCGAGACCCTGGTCGGCAGCGTGGTGATCAGCGCTGGCATTGACACCGTGCAGGTGAAGGCATGACCGGCGGCAAAGGCGGCGCAAGTGGTGGCCGGTCGCCATCGGAAGCCAAAGACAACCTGATCTCAACGCAGTACGCCGAGGTCATCGACCTGATTAGCGAAGGTGAGATCTATGGCTTGAAGGATGGCGCGAAATCTATCTTTTTGGATAACACACCGTTAGTTAATGAAAGCGGTGAGTTTAATTTTAAGAATGTCGAATGGCATGAGCGCACTGGCACTGGTTCAACAGTGCAGCAGCCAATTCCGTTCGGCTCTGGGCCTGCAAACGAAATCCCAGTTGGCGTCACCGTCGAAAAGGACACGCCCGTCGTTCGCACGATCACCGACAACAGCATTGACGCGGTGCGGATCACCATCTCGGTGCCGCAACTTCAGGCGTTCAACAACCAAGGCGACATCGTCGGTCAGAGCTTTGAGTTGAAGATTGAGGTTCAATATGCCGGCGGCGGATTTGAAACCAAGGTGAGCGGCCTTGATGGCACCATCAAGGGTCGATCTGCCGACAAGTACCAGCGCGATTACGAGATCGAGCTAGATGGTGCATTCCCGGTCAACATCCGCGTCTCACGCATCACGCCGGACTCCACAAGCGCGAAAGTCAGCAACGCGTTTCAGTGGACCAGCTACACCGAAATCACCCGCGCCAAGTTGCGCTATGGCAACAGCGCCCTCATCGGCATTCGCGTTGACGCTGAGCAGTTTAGCAACATCCCCGCCCGCAGCTATCTGGTGCGCGGCATCAAGGTGTTGATCCCTAGCAATGGCACGATCAGCGCCGTCGATGGCAGCATCACATACTCTGGCGCCTGGGACGGCACCTTTGGAGCCGCTCAGTGGACCACGGATCCAGCTTGGATTCTATGGGATCTGCTGACCAGCACTCGCTATGGATTTGGCGATCACATCACTGCTGCGCAGCTTGACAAGTTCGCTTTTTACGCCGCATCGCAATACTGCTCGGAGCAAGTTGACGGCGAGCCTAGATTCTCCTGCAACGTCAATATCCAAACAGCAGAGGAAGCGTACAAGCTGATCAATGACATGTGCTCGGTATTCCGAGTGATGCCATATTGGTCTGCGGGCGCACTGACAATCAATCAAGACAAGCCGCAAGATCCGGCGTACCTATTCACACTGGCAAATGTCACCCCCGAAGGCTTCAGTTACGAAGGCGCCAGTCTCAAGTCCAAGCCGACGGTAGCTGTGGTTAGCTACCTGGACCTGGAGCTGCGGGACATCGCCAAGGAAGTGGTCGAGGACCGCGACGGGATCAACCGCTTTGGCGTGATCACCACAGAACTGAGCGCCTTTGCCTGCACCAGCCGGAAGCAAGCACGGAGGCTTGGCGAGTGGTTGCTCTACACCAACCGCTACGAAGGCGAGGTGATCAGCTTCACGACATCCATCGATGCCGGTGTGGTGGTGCGCCCGGGGCAGGTGATCGAGGTCTCCGATCCCACCCGCAGCTCCGAGCGCCGCGGTGGGCGGATCAAGTCTGCAACTGCGAATGCCATCGTTGTTGACGATGACTTCAATGGATTGGTCACCCCTCCAGCGGGCAGCACCATGTCCGTGATCATGCCGAATGGCACAGTCGAAACAAAGGATGTCGATGCAATTTCTGTTGAAATAGATGGCTCAGTTGTGGTTGAGCTGACAAGCAGCCTCTCCACGGCGCCCAACGCCAATAGTATTTGGATTTTCCAGACATCAGACATCCAGGCTTCCACCTGGCGCGTGATCGGCATCACCGAGCAAGACCAAGCGCAGTACAGCATTACTGCGATGTCATACAACAGCAGCAAGTACGACTACATCGAGCGCAGTCAACCGCTGCAAGAGCGTGATGTCACAAACCTTAACGTCATTCCTCCGGCGCCAACTGGGCTCACGGCAACTGAAGCGCTCTACGACAACAACGGCGTCGTCCAGTCCAAACTGGTGATCAGTTGGGTCCCAGTCGACGGCATTAGCACCTACAGGTTCCGGTATCGACTGGAGGACAACAACTGGACTGATCTGACGGTCCAGCGACCTGACTACGAGATCCTCGACACCACGCCAGGTGTCTATCAGATCGAGGTCTACAGCGTCAGCCCCACCAACCTTCGCTCGTCGTCACCCGCCACCAATACTGTCACCGCCCTGGGCAAGACGGCTCCACCGGCCTCGCCCACCGGCCTCAGCCTGGTTGCGATCGACGAGGCCTCGGCCGTCATCAGTTGGAACCGCAGCCAAGAGCTGGATGTGATCTTGAACGGCAAGGTTCTGATCCGGCACCAACCGGTGCTGACCGGTGCATCCTGGGAAAATGCGCAGGAGATCGTTGCCGCGGCGGCCGGTGGCCAGACCCAGAAGCAGGTGCCATTGCTCGAGGGCACCTACCTGCTCAAGTTCGAGGACGACACCGGCAACCGCAGCAGCACGGCGTCCGCAATCATTGTCGATCTGCCGACGCCATTGCCGCGGCTGATCGTGCAGACCTACACACATCCGCCGTTTGATGGCACCTTCACCGGCATGTTCTACTCGGCCGAATCCGAGGGCATCTTGCTGGCGGGCACGGTGCTGGTGGATGACATGGGCACCTGGGACGACCTTGGCTCGATTGACAGCATCGGCGACATCCTGCCGGCAGGCACCTATGAGCTGGGTGACACGCTTGACCTGACCCAGGTTTATGACATCAACATCAGGCGGACGCTTGAGTTCACCACGCTGGCGGCCGGCGCCTTGATTGATGACAAAACGCTTTACATCGACGACTGGGGTCTGATCGACGATGCTGCGCCTGACGGCCCAAATGCGTCGATGTATGTTCGCAGCACGACCGACAATCCATCGGGGTCGCCAACCTGGGGCGAATGGCGCGAGTTTGCCAACGCAACGGTCCGAGGTCGTGCATTCCAGTTCAAGGTGGTCGCAACAACCATCGACCCATCGCAGAACATATTGATTACTGATGTCGGCGTTACAGTCGAGATGCAGCAGCGTGCCGAGATCTCGGATGTAAGCGACACACTGAACACAGCAGCCGAGATCCAAGCCGGTAGGGACTACACCATCGTGAGCGCAGGGACGACCAACTTCACACTGATCGGCGCGGCCAACAACAATCCTGGCACCAAGTTCACCGCAACTGGACCGGGCACCGGCACCGGCACTGCTGCTGGGCCGTTCCTGATTGACTTCGTTGACAACTTCTACCAGTCGCCTACGATGGGGATCACCATCTTCAACGCAGATAGCGGCGACTACTATACACTGGATACGCTATCCCGGACTGGCGTTGATCTTGTGATCCAGGACAACAGCGACAAGCCAGTCGCACGCAACTTCCAATACACCGCCGTCGGTTACGGCAAGGAGATCACCTAATGGCGCAACACGATTATGACATTGCCAACCAGGCTGGCGCTGCGTTTCGGTCAGACCTGAACAATGCGCTGTCGGCTATCGCGACCAACAACAGCGGAACCACGGCACCCTCGACGACGTTTGCCTACCAGTGGCACGTTGACACCGATGCACCGGCAACGCTGTACATCCGCAACGGCGCTAACAGCGCTTACATCGAGGTCGGTGATGCAACGCTCGACAACCTTGGATTGCAAAAATACAGGCGCGCAACTGCACAGGCATCCACGTCTGGCACGGCGATCACGTTTGGCAGCATTCCAAGCTGGGCCAATCGGATCATCATGATGCTGTATGGCGTCAGCACTAACGGCAGCAATGAGCTAATTGTTCAGCTTGGTACTGCTAGCGGTTTTGTCACAAGCGGTTACAACTCCAACTCGGAGTTAGTGACAGGGACAGTCAGCCAA